CTGCGGGATCGCGCCACCGATTGCGGAGACGATCGCTGCGATGATCTGCGGCAGCGCGGCCACAATCGTCGTAATGATCGTGGGCATCGCACCGATTAATGCCGTCAGCAGCTGCACACCTGCCTGCACTAACTGTGGCAAAGCGGCGAGCAATGTGGTGATGATGCCGGTGATGATCTGCGGCAACACCGTCACGATCGCGGTAATAATCTGTGGTAACGCCTGCACCAGGGAGGTCAGCAACGTGATCCCCGTGGTGATGATCTGCGGGATCGCACCAATCAGGAACTCGACGATCCCGGTAATAATCGCAGGCAGCGCCTCAATCAACACCGGCAACGCTTCCAGCAACCCCTGCGCTAAGCCCATGATGAGCTGCAACGCCGCCTCTAACAGCATCGGCAGGTTGTCGATCAGCCCCTGCACCAGCGCCATCAACATTTCGATCGCTGCCGGGATCAACTCCGGCAATGCCTCAGCGATACCCGTCACCAAGGTTGTAATCACCTGCAACGCGGCATCAAGTAGCAGCGGGAGAGCTTCGATTATCGCAGTAAGAAGGGCAGTGACGAGTTGGACGGCAGTCTCAGCCAAGCTCGGCAACACCTCGATGATGCCCTCAATCAAGGCATTCAGGATCGACATACCCGACTCGATCACCATGGGTAGCTGCTCGGCAATAAACGCCAACGCCTCCTGCAAAATGGTTCCGAACGTGTCGATCAGGGCGGGTGCGCCGCCTTCCTCGAACGCCACGGTGAGTTCATCAACCCAACCGTTGACCATCGGCAACACAGTGCCCGCCAACGTGTCCGACAACCCAGCAGCGAGCACACCTTTCAGGTTCGCGACGCCATCCTGCAAGGTGGCGAGCTGTCCGGAGAAGGTTTGGGATTGGGCGTCCATCGCCCCATAAAACCGGCCACCCTCAGCAGTCGCACTAGCGAACGCGTCAGCCACCATCTCCGCAGAGATCGCGCCCTTGCCCATTTCTTCTTTGAGCTCACCAATACTCTTGCCAGTTTTCCGGCTCATTTCTTCGAGCGGGTTGAATCCAGCGTTGATCATCTGGTTCAAGTCCTGGCCAGTAAGCTTGCCCGTTGACGACATCTGCGCAAACGCCAGCGTGAGCGATTCAAGTTTGACCGCGTCACCCTGCGAAATATCACCCAACTGCCCCAGTCGCAGCTGGGCCTCCTCGGCGGACATGCCAAAACCCATAAGAACCTGGGTGTTCTTCGCCAAATCCTCCATGCCAAACGGGGTACGCGCAGCCTCAGCCTTCAGATCATTGACAAGCTGCTGGGCTTTCGCCTGATCCCCGAGCATGGTCGTGAAGCTGGTGGTGTACTGCTCCATCCGGGCGTTGTACTCCACACCATCTTTGAGAGCCGACCCGAACCCCTTCGCCACACTAGCGACTGCGTTCACGATGCCTTTTACGCCAGCGACGATCGCTTCCGAAGCCAGGTTGGCTTTCAGCACATCCCCGAAAACACGAGTCTTACCCGTCGTGTCGTCGAGTTCACCGCCAAGATCATCGACCGCCGTTTCGAGCCTGCCGGTCTGGTTCGCGGCATCCTTCGCGTCGTCACCCGCACCATCGGCCTGCGAGCCGAACTGCTTGAGCGCATCGATATTGTCCTCAAGCTCCGCCTCCAGACCATTCAACGTAGCCTGGGCGTTGTTGAGCTGGATCTGCCAATTCTTCGTCCGAGAATCGTTCTCCCCAAACGACGAAGCGGCATTATCCAACGCCGCCCGCAGCGTGTCGACCTTCGACCGCTGCGCGTCGATTTCCTTGGCCAGTACCTGGTTTTTTGCCGTCAACGAGGCAGCCGACGCCTCATTCTTCGCAAACGCCGAGGCCGCGAGCTTCATCTCCGAGCCGAGGACCCGCATTTCGCGGTTGATCTCGGTGATCGCGCGCTTAAACTCCCGCTCACCCTCCAACCCGATCTTCAACCCAAACGAGCTATCAGCCATATTTACACCTCCTCGTGGGAAAATTGATTGAGCGAACCAACCCCGGATCAGGAGTGGCCGATGAACGAGATGGATGTCGACGTGAAAGAATTCGCGCGGCTGCTGGCGAGGTTGCCGGAGCATTTGCCGATCTCGGATGCGATGGAAGAAGCAGATCCGCAGAAGAATGGCCGGTGGTGGACATCGCAGCGCGAGCACATGTCCAGCTGGTTTGCCTCGCAGGCCACCCGTGGTTCTGGAGCCTTCACACGTCGAGCACCAAACCGGTCAGCGAAAACGACCTACAACCGCCTCCAGCATCCTGAAGGCCTCGTCTGGATCGCAGAAGCCCTGGGCGCAGATCCGGCTCTCGTGCGCAAGGTTGCCCGCGACGCTCTCGACGTTCCACGCCGCAGTCGCAGCGGTTTCGTCCGCAAACACATTCCTTGGAGCCTCATCCCAGCTTGCTAAATCCCAGCTGGGATGACGTCGTCAATGAACCAGTGCCGGACAGGTTCTGCTCTGCCGGTGTCGATGAGCCAGCAGTCCACCAGATCGAGCAGCCGCCCGAACACCATGAGTTCGACCTCTGTTTGGGTGAGGTTCAGGTGGGCCAGGCCGATGTAGGTGAGCCTGGTGAATGTGGCCTCGGCGCTGGTGGTTATGCGTCCTTCACCGGGTCTTTTGGGGCCTGAACGGTCTCGATCGCTCTGCGAGTGCCGTGCTGGAGGGCGGCGGCGATCGCACTGCGATAGTCGGCCAGGTCAGCTGGAACGGTGAGCAGTTCAACCTCATCCACCGTCAACTCAGGATGCTGGTCGTCGGGGTGTTGGAGGTTGTGGATCGCCACCGACTGGTTGGCGAGCAGGGTGATCAGCCAAATCACCTCGCCGAGGGTGTGGGCGAAGTCCTCACTGGTCTCCAGAGCGTCGCCGAGGTTTTCCAGCCCGCCGTAGCGGGCAGCAATCTCACGGGTCGCGCGCGTGGTCAACACAAGTTCATACTCGCTACCACCGATCGAGACTACTGCTGGCGAGTCTGCCGTCTTCGTACTCGTAGTTTTGTTGCTCATTATGCGGCTCCTACGCCTGCCGTGTTGGCGGGTTCGTAGACGGCGGTGTACCAGCCGGTGATGGTTTCTGGCTTGACGCCTGCTGCTCCTTCGGTGACTTCGGCCTTCCACGGGTGGCGGCCCTTGCCATCTGGCTTGTTTCGGCGCAGGATCGTGCCCTCAATCGTCGGGGTCGAGAACGTGATGCTGTCGGCCTTCGTCGCTAGAGTCGTGGTTGGTAGGGCGAACTTGACCCGGTACAGCCAGAAATACTGGTACTTGCCATTCGATCGGGCCGCACGGAAACCGATCGCCACCGGAGTCGTATTGTCCTCCGAGGTCGAGATTAACACGCCATTCGCATCGACTTGCGCGCCGGTCAGTGCGGCAGCTGCCTCAACACCGAGATCGTCGACGCCGAGGGTGAGCGTGCCCGACTTGAACTCCTTGACGATCTCGCTTGCGCCGTCATCGGCGTAGAGGATCGCTTCAGCAAGCTCGACCGATAGTTCGGCAGAGATCGCTTTCGCGAGCTGCGTGGGCTTGCTGTAGGTTTCCTCGCCAGTGGCGGGGTCTTCGGTGATGGTGGCGTAATAGAGCTTGTCTAGACCGATGGTGGCCATTATTTAGTGTCCTTCCACAGTGTTGTAGGGGTTATGGGCAGCAAGATCGAGCCCGTAGTGGTGGTATTTGGTGTCGGCTTCGAAACCGACATACCTGCGTGCCGTGATCGTCAGGCCAGCCTCGAGTAGCGCGGTAGTGAGCCGGTCACGCTCGGTTAGGTAGTTGCCTTTCGTGAACAGGCCAAGGCGTACTTCTTCGACCTCGACGCCGGGCTGATTGTCGGCGAACACGTCAAACAGGTCAGCCAAAGGCGTGGCAACCAAGTAAGTGTCCGGCAGCGGTGTGGCCGTAAAGAGGCCGACCGCGATCGGCACCCCGAGACCGTCAGCAACTGCAGTGATGCGTTCCAGCAAAGGCGTGGCTGTCATGGGGCCACCTGGTTCATGCGGGCTACCAAGGTTTGTTTCATCGCTTCGGTAGCTGGCCGCCTGGTCTGGGATCGGGTTGGCGCTAGGAAGGGGCGTGCGGGCTGGTTGGATCGTCCGTGTTCGAGGACGTTGGCGATCAGCGCGTTGGAGCGTCCGTCGCGACGGTTCTCAGCAAACCCGATTTTTACGTTGTGGTCGCCGCGTGAGTTCACTTTCGCTGTCGTTGTGCCCAGCGCGCCAAACAGTTGCCCGGTGGAGCGCGAGGGCGCGGCCCCTTGTCCGATCGCGCCTGCCAGGTTCGCTCTCATCCGGGGCTCAACAATGCTGGCCCCTGCCTGCAGCACTTCCTCGGCGGCTGTATCGAGCATGGTGCTGGCGGCCTCAAGAGAATCTATGAACGCGGTCGGTAGTTTAATCTGCGCACGTGCCATGGTTAACTCCCTTCAGGCGCGGATTGGTGGGCGAGGATTTCGATATACCTGCCGATCGTCTCTACGGCGTCGATCACGTATCTGCCGTCATGAGTAGCGATCTCCATCGCCTCCGTGACCTCAAGACCAGGCATGGCCCGGATGTGGAACAGGACGGTGGCTTTGGTGTAAGCAGCACGGTTAACCCACGCGGCCGACGCGTGCCGGGTTTCCCTATATGCCCAAACTGTTGCCATGATCTGGTCGGAGGTCGTGGTGAATCCGGCCTTATCCCGCACTGTCACCGGCGCGATGAGGTCGATGGTCTCCCGCATTGAGCCAATACCAGCCATAGCCGTTCACACCTTCCATTGGCGGTCGAGCCTGAGCAGGTTGTTGACGGCGTTCCACACAGCTTTGGCGGCCTCTGGCTTGTCGGCCCAGAACCCGGCGGTTGACCCGTCGCGGGATTCGTAGAAGTGGCTGGCGAGCATGATGATGGCTTGCCTGGTCGTGCCGGTCATCTCCTCATGCTCATAGTGGCCGTCGTCTAGATGCTGATAGGCCACGGCGTAGGAGGTGGCAGCCCCCACCAGTGAACCGATCAACGCATCGTCTTCGTCGTGGGTGAGGATTAGGTTCGCCTTCACCTGTGCCACGAGTTCAGCCGTTGTTGTTGGTGTGGTCATGGGGTCTGCCACCTCCTTTCAGGTTAGGCTCCAGCTTTTTGAGTCAGAACCTTGACTGC